CTTGTCCCAATAGCGTACGCTCTTACTGATGTCATCGCGATTGCCCCACAGCGCAATGGCTTGGATTTTGTCGATGGGATAGATGCCGCCACCGACAATGACAGGGTTCTGCTGGTACTCGCTCTCCCATGATGCGATGGACATCAATTTGCGGCGTTCTTCGAGGAATGCCAGTGGTTTTAGGGTGGGGAATAGGGGAACCCCTTTATTCCTAAATTTCTCATCCTGTTCCGCAATGGCTGGATATCTCACCAACGTAATATCGCCGTGCCGTTCTATTAGCCTGCCCAGCACATCGTCTACGTGCCAGCGGGTCATGATGATGAGTAAAGCTGAGTTGGCGCTAAAGCGTGCTGACCAGTCGTCGGTGAACCAATCCCACACCCGGTCTCGGGTCACTTTACTGAGCGCTTCCGCCCGGCTTTTATGCGGGTCGTCGATGACGCCCAGATGCAATTCCATGCCGTTGATTGCGCCGTTGACCGTGGTGTTCCTGAAGCTTCCGCTGTGGTTCGGGTATTCAATGAGCGCTGTATTGCATATCCAACCACCCTGCCCGATGCGCATGTGAGGAAATAGCGCTTGATAGCGTTCACTGCCTAATGTCCTTTGGAGTGATGTGTTGCATCGAATTCCGAGGTCGTCGCTATAGCTGGCGAATATGGTTTTCCACTCTGGGTGTTTGCCCGCGCACCACCCGATGAAATCCTCCGCCGTCCATGACTTGCCGTGCTGCGGCGGGGCCATGATGGCCATCTTCGGGCGTTTGCCGGCTACGAAGTCGTTGTAGAACCGTTGCAACAGCAGGGCTACGGTTTCCGGCCACCAGTCCCACACCATTGCCGGCCTGATGTATCTGCGATAGGCGTGGAAATACTTGATGGCCTGCTCTTGTGCGTCGGCTTCGCACAGCTCTACATACGCCTGATGCAGGTCAGGTGGGATGGGTTTGTGTGGATGATTATTTGGGGAGAGTGATTGTGGATGCTGATGGCGGATTATCGTTAGCCCCGGGATCGGGCTGACGCTCTGCTTGGATAACTTCCGCCTCGCTAACGTCATCGTGATGCTCTAGCTGAAATGCGCCGTGCGGGATTGGGAGTCCTCGGCGCTTGAATTCCATTCTGACTTCTTCAATCTTCCGAAACCTTACTTCGATTACGTTGTCGATGCCCAGGTCGTGCTTGATTTGCAGTGGGAGAACTGCTTTTCCTGCGAATGACAGGAAAGCTACTGGTTCGTTGATGGCTTGATGCGTGAGATAGCCAACCACTCCGCTTTGCGCCAATTCTTCCCTGGTCTTTAGCTTTAATGACGCGGCTTCCATCGCCAGGATGACGGCTTCCCGCATGATACGTGTTGACTTGTTGGGCGTGCCGACTGCACGGCCATTTGGATTGGCGCTGACACCCGGCTTCCAGTCCGGGTTGCCCTTGTGCTTCTTGGCCGATGGCTTCTTACGTTCCATTTGTTGTCTGCAAGTTAAAGCTACCGCACTCGTGTGCATAACGAGCAAGACGAGATTTGAATGTGCATTTAGTTATAGGTTGCGTGGCGCAACCTAAGTTAGGCGGCAATCAAGTCGCGCTCTGCCACCAGCACCTCGGTCTTTCTGCCGAGTATGTCGAACAATACTTTCACTCGTTCGTTGTCGCGCATGCCTGTTACCAGGCCGGTGTGGCCTTGCAACGGGCCTTTGGTGATTTTGGCTTGGCCGGATATTCTTACGCGCGGCGGCGCTGCCGGCAGATCGATGTAGCCGGTTGGGGCTTCCCGCATGTGTAACTGATAAATTGCGCGATCCGGCATGGTGTCCGGGCAATCGCCGCGCATGATTGCGCCAATGACCCCGAATGTTGAGAGCAGGCAGTACCATTGCTCGCCGATATGCACAAATAAAAAGCCCGGAAACAATGGCCGGGCGACCGCAAGTTGATGCCGTCTATCGCGCTCGATGAATTGCGGGAAGTACCACTCGAAGTTTTGCCGGGCTACGTTGCTGGCCGCCCACCGCTCCTGCTTGGGCTTGGTCTTGAGCACTATCCAAGGCACGTGCGATCAACCATTGGGGCCGCCTCCCGACGCGCGACACAAGCTGTTGCAATTTTGTTCCTTACTAAGTTTGGTTCCGCAAGAGGGGTCGGCGGTATCATTGTGGTATGGGGAAAAGTCCGGCGGGAATAAATCTCCCGTCCATCCCGTCCGTTACCGGCAAATAACGGCAAATAGCGGCATCCAGCGTAAGCTGCTTGATTGAGCTAGAGAATTTTGGGTTTGAACGGCCAATTCCTTATTTTGCTGCGGAAAACCATCACCTTCGGACATCCGATCACAAAGTTCGATTGTGGCAACGATTAGGTCTTTGCAATCGCTAAGCTTTCGCTTTGTGCGTCGCTTGTGCGTCGAGGGAATTCCAGCACCCAGCTTTTGCGGAGTTTGCGGAGTTTGCGGCGATTGCCACCTCCGCCGAGCCATTTGCCATTTCGGAAAATCCGAATAAGCTCCAGACAAGGTTTGGGCGACCGCAGCCGGAAGCTGGGTCGCCCGATTGGGTTGGGTCGATGGACCAGGAACCAACCCATTTGCAGGAAACCATAGCGGACTCCTCCGCGCCTCGCAACCCCATCCTTCCCTGGCAGGCAGCGGGCAACATCCCCGGTTGGATACACTCGCTGTAGCAAACGCCTAAAAGCGTGACAGCGGGTCTTTGAAGCCGTGCAAATGCAAATGTGCAAAAGCAACTATCGGCCTGCCCCGGACCTCCCGACGAGTACCGAAACACTCTAGGGAATATACAAGGCTCAATCTATCTGCTCCGATGGAGAGGTAGGCGTCTGGCCCACGATACGGGTGCCTTGGTAAACGCTGTAATGTTTCGGTCTATTTATGGCTAATGTCATTCCCTTCTATGTTGCTATGGGATGGCAATAGCGATAGATAGGTCACGGGGTGTGACACCTGTGGCACGCGCGCGAGATGACATATGCCAAAGCGAAGGAACTTTGATAGACTCATTCCGGTAGGCAAGGACTCTACATCTACTCGGAATGAAAACACTTACGCGCACAAAGACGCAGCCGCTAAATGGCTACAACGCCACGGCCAAACTGATCTTTGGGTTGACGACTTCTCGAAACACGGAAAACACAATGCGAAGAAGAAAGCTAAGTGATGTGCAGCAAATGCGAACAAATGCGGATAATGCTCCGCAGACGGTTGGCAGCTTTAACCTGGAAAGGGATACGCAGAAACGCGTCCATGAGCGCAAGATTGGCAATGCTGCCAGCGTCCGTCCATTCAAGCACATCCCGATTGGGTGGCCAACCGATGGGCATCGGCCGCCGTGGGAGGATTAGATGACCGACGACGAGATTGTCTATATCCCTCCGGGTGGGAAAATCCCGGATGTCACGGTGCATTTCATGGCTACCCGCCTGGATGACGGGGCCATGCAATATTCCTGGCTAATGACTACCGAGCACGCGGCTCCGCGCCCCGAGGATATCCCGCCCGAGGCGTTGCACGGGCCATTCAAAACCCTGCAATTGTGCGAGGCGGATGCCGAGCGGGTATTGGATATGCTGGGGAAGACCAAGGCCAACGTGCGGAAATATGACCGATAAGTACGATGACTTGCGCCAGCGGGTGGAGCAAAGCAAGGATTGCATGATTGCTCCGCGTTGGGCTGATTTGATCCGCGACCTGTGGGCGTGGGGGCAGCAGCAACATGTCACGATTGAGCGGCTCAGAGCCGAAATCGAATTGGTGAGCAAATGAGGGACTGGGTGCTGCCGATCTTGGTTTGTGTGGTGTTTGCCGTGGTGTTTTACGGGATTGGCTGGATGCGGGCGATGGAGTACGCTGCGGGCGGGAGGTTTTGCCCATGATCACCGCCGACGACCTGCGCTTCGCCGCCCAGCTAGAAGTCTATCTCGACCGACAACGGGCGAAATGGGATGCCGAGGATGTCAAGCGCGGCGCGCCGCCAACCAAGCGCATGCTTGATGAGCGCTGGCTATGGGAAGCTATGATCGAAGACACCGCATGGGATGATTTTTATGGCCTCAATGACCATCAATCAACTGACTCTTGAGCACACCCGCTACCAGCTCAACGTGATCGCCAACGAGATGAAGCTGCTGACCAACAATATCGAGGTGGAGCCGGACAAGTATTTGAAGAAGGACCGGGTCGTAACCATGATGCGGCAGACCATTGCGGTGCTGGAAGCATTCGACAATATCCTGGAGGTTGCGAAAGCCGAATGAGTGTGGACAAAGACAGTCGCTTGCTGTCGGAACGCGACCGGCTATTCGCTGCGCTGCGCGCGGTGCAGCGGTGCTACAAGCTGGGGGTGCCGTTGAGCGAGGGGCATAAGGCGTCCATCGACTTGCTACTGTACGAGATAACCCGGGTGGGCGACCTGGATGCGCAGCCGGATTTGTTCGTGCCGAAGCCATGATCATCACCGCGCCGCAAGCCTTATGGATAATCGGGTGCGTGGCGGCGGTTTGGCTGCTGGCTTTGGTTTTGTTATGCTGCTGCTACGTTCGAAAGGCGGAATGACTTATGGACGATAAGCTGCACCAGGCGCTGCTCGACCCGAAATGGAAAACCGGGCTATGCGAGTTCGACGGGCATCGGCTGGTATTCTTGCTCATCGAGCATCCCGAGCACGGTGATATTGCGTGTTTGCTGCCGAAGGCGGAGGCAGCCAAGCTGGTGGTGGCTATGGCCGATTTGCTCAAAGCGGAGGTGGGGAATGTTAAAGCGAACACTGGTGTTGTTGGGGATGCTATTGGGCGGCACTAGCGTCTCGGCGGCGGAGATTTGCCTGCACGATTTGCCGGCCAAGCGCACCGGGCATTGGAAATACAAGTTCATCAATCACGAGAAATGCTGGTTCGGGCCAGGGGCTGATCGTCTAGCCAACTCCGACGACCAGCCGCCCAGGCGCGAGCGCAAGCGGCTCCAAGCGCCCGCGCCCGTGCAAACTATCGCGAAAGATATCGAGGAGGAAGTGCCGGAGCCGGAACTGTATGCGGCACGCCAGGTCAAGGTGTTCCCGGTCAGACGCACGCCTACGGCGACCAATCGCATCGATGATGTGTTCAACGAATTCTTCGTTCGGTGCGAGACCGATATCCGGGCGTGCGACGGGCTGCGGCATTAAGCAAAGTTTGCACGCAAAATATAGCGTGCGGAACCTTTACGAGTCGCTAAACCTTGTATATTTTGAGCCAGCTTGCGAAACTGGATAACGACTTAGGTGACGACGCTCAACAAGATCATCCGGCAGCTAGGCGCGCTGTCCGATAGCGAACGCCTGCAGTTGTTGAACCGACTCAAGGCATTGCAATCGCTTGGAAATGCCGAAACCGGCAGTGACACGCAATTCGTGCTTGGGGCGGTTGGCGATTTGCTGCGTTCGCACGGTGTAGAGTTTGCTTCGCCGGCGGTCCTGGTACGGCAAGCCGATCATCAATTCGAGGGCAAGGTGCCCGACCTGATGGCATTCCTGGCCTCGGCGCATCCGACCCGCACTGGGCAACGCGCCTTGCTGATGCTCGCACTCGACCTGCTTTATCGCGACATTGCCGAGCGCGGCTACCCGGTGGCGGCAGGAGTTCTGCTCCGGCATATCCATCGCTTGCCGGCAACCTTGAACCGGCATTTTCCTGGCTATGCCCGGGCCGGGATGCTAGGCTGGATTATCGACCGCGACCGTCCGATTGCGGCTGCCGAGTAAAATCCAGTTCTAGGAAGCGTCCCAAATGTCAGTGCCGGAACGGCTGCATATTGCTACGCAGCAAAACCTAATCACACTTCTATGTTTGAGCAATGAGCACGGTCGGCTGGTCGCGCAACTCATCGATCCTTCCACATTCGACGGCGACTATCGCGAGGTCGCCATCCGCGCGTGTGCCTATTGGGAGCAATTCAAGCAGGCCCCCGGCGAGGCACACGTGCAGGATATCGTGGCGGATATCGTGGAGGACTCCAGCAGCCGCAACCGCATGGGCATCAATCGCGTGCTCGAAGGTATGCTGCACATTATCGGCAAGCTCAACGCCGAATATGTGCTAGGGCAACTGCGGGCGTTCGCCAGGCTGCAAGGGTTGAAGGATGCGCTGCTGGAAGCGGCGGAACTATTGAACGCACCCGGAGCCACCACCCTTGAGGATGTCGAGGCGGTGCTGCACAACGTATTGCAGGCCAATACCCTGGCATTCGAGCGCGGCACCAAGCTCAACGACGACATTGCACCGTTCATCGATTATCTGCACACCAGCCACGAGGAGTTCATAACCGGGCTCACCGCATTCGACCAGCGCGGCATCGTGCCGGCGCGCGGTGCGCTGATGCTATTCATTGCCGGCAAAGGCCGAGGCAAGACCTGGTTCTTAACCAATGTCGGCAAGAACGCGTTGATGCTCAACAAGCGCGTGCTGCACGTGTCATTGGAAATCAATGAGCAAGAGATGCGGCAGCGTTATTACCAAGCCTTGTTCGCGGTGCCTCGGCACAAGGCTGGCGAGGTCGAGCTTCCGCAATTCGATTTGGACGAGGGCCGGGTGTCCGGCTTCCATTCCGATAGGGTGGAGCCTGACTTCGGGTTCGACTCGCGGGACATAAGCGAGGAACTAACCGCGCGCGTGGATTTGATGGGCCGCCGCGCCGATAACCTGGTCATCAAGCGGTTCCCCAACCGTACTCTGACCGTCCCCATGCTGGCCGGCTACCTGGACCGCCTGGACCAGGTCGAGCATTTCAACCCGGATATTATCTGCCTGGACTACGCCAAGCTGATGCGGGTGAACAACCGCTCGCACCAGGAATTCCGCTTGTCACTGGGCGAGAATATGGAACGGCTGCGCGGGCTGGCGGTGGAGCGCAACCTGGCCCTGGTCACCGCCGACCAGCTCAATCGCGAGGGCTACGGCAAGAAGGACGCGCGGTCCAGCCATATCGGGGAGGATTGGAGCCAGGTACACACTGCCGATATCGTGCTCACGCATTCCGCTACCGACGCCGAGCTACGGCACGGCTTATGCCGGATTTACGTCGATCACGCCCGTACCGAGGCCGACAAATTCGGGATTTTGGTCAGCCAGAACTTCACCATCGGGCAGTTCGGCTTGCAATCCGCGTTCTTGCCTGCTAACTATTACGACGACATCATGCCGGGAGCGCAACCCGCCGAGTCGGACGTGGAACCGGACGACCTCCAGGACGCAGGCTAAGGAAAGGACAACCATGCCCCAAAGCATTCGTAATCTAACGGCAGCATTTTCTACGGTAGCGGTCGCGCGCACGCCCCGGAGGAGCGAGCCTCCGGCGGCTCTGAATGAACATACGACTCGCATCAAAGAGTTAATCAAGACGGTCGCCACCAGTGCTATTGCACTTGGTGTCGAGTTGAAAACGGTACGCGATAGCCATTTCCCGATCTCTTTTACGACGTCGAAAAAGACTAAAGCCAAAGGCAAGACCAAAAGTGGCAAGACTTATCATCGACCGGGTTGGAAACAGTACCTCGAACAAAACTTCAAGATGACTATGGCGCGTGCGTGGGTACTGATCGAGATTGCTGATCGGTTTCGCTATAAGCAGATTAACTATAAATTGAGCGCCGGTGTGCTTCAAGCCTTATTGCCAAAAGACGTAACCGAAGAAATAGAACGAGCCATTGTCGAAGAGAACGAACGGATCGTCAAAGAGTCGGGCGGCAAGAAGAAGCTCACCGTTAAGAAGGCGCGTGCTCTGGTCAAGAAAAAACTACGCGAAGCGCGCGGCGAGAAAGAGACGGAAGAGCCGAAAGAAACCCTGCCGAAGCCGAAGGAAGCCAAGCGCATCGCCAGCGAGGCGCGCGAGCGTGGGCAGAACATCATGGTGCTGGCGTCCGACAATAACTACTACACCGGGGCCACCGACGAGGAAGCCGACGAGTACGCACAACGCCGCCACATCGTATTCGAAATCGAGCGAGTTATCGACTTCATCTGCAACCTATCGCTCACCCCGCACGAGCTTCTTAGCGACAGCTACGCCCCATTGCATCAACGCTGGTGGGTAACGGACCAGGGCGCGCGGGTCAGTGCTAAGGGGCATCACATTGCCGACGCCGCGCGTTGGCTTGCGGCCTTGAGTGCAGCGGTGGAGTCCATCAGATGAGAGTCACGACGCCAAGGTTGCAACGCCTTGTGCAGCGTGTTCTTTCCAATGCAGCAGCAAGGTCGGGGCGAACAACGCTGCAAGGGGTCACCACCAGTGCGGTGACCTTCATTACGCGGAGCGGCGGCTATAGATCATTCGGTATATCCGACGCCGATATCCTTATGGCCCTGCGCCATGTGGTGCAGGCGGAAGCCAAGTTTCAAATGGACAAGGGACTGCCGCAAGCGGTGTTCGGTCGGGTATTGCCGAGCGCGCCGGCCCCGCTTGTGCAGCTATTACGCCGGCTGCCATCCTGGATCACGCTTGGCGACGGGGCTTACGCCGAGCGGGTAGAAACACTAGGGGCATCGCCGCAAGATTGGGAAGCCTACGCCAACCTCAAGCTCAAGAAGGCCGCCGAGACCATGCGAGCGGCTGACGTACCGCAGGACGTGGCGCGCTTGCTGGCGGTGCATGGATACGCTTCGCTGCGAGACATTTTGACCTAATGCCAATTCTAAGCCCGCTGGCCGTTAAGCATTATCTGGCCCGCCCGTTCAATGACTGGCGCATCTATTTCAAGTTGACCGACGCAAAGCTCGACGCCTTGGGCCGGCGCTACCAATTCGACCCGGCGCATTGGCGCAGGCTCAAGCGGCACCAGAAAATCATGGCGTGCATCGGCGCACGCACCGGGCGGTTCTGCTTTTGGGCCGACACCGGCACCGGCAAGACCTATCTCACCATGATGCTGGCCAAGCACTTCGAGCGCGCCCAGGGTGTCAAGCGTATCCTGGTGCTGGTGCAGGGCCGCGCCAACAAGGACGAGTGGGAACGCGAGATAGACAAGCATATGCCGGATTTGAGCCGGCTGATATTGAAAGGAAGTTCGGCGCAAAAATGGGCGGCGTTGGAGACCACCGACGCCTTGCTGGTGATCGACTCGTTCGGCGGGTTCATCCGCTTGGTATCGGAGATGGTGCCACATAAGAAAAAGCGAAGGCTTAAACTTACCCGCAGACTCGTAACCAAGGCGCTCGCAACATTCGATGGGTTGGTGCTGGACGAGAGCCAGAACGTCAAGGGCCACGGCTCACTCACGTTCCGCGCCTGCCGGCAAATATCCAAGCACGCGGCCAAGATCGTATTCGCGCTGTCCGGTACGCCGCACGGGCAGGACCCGACCGACCTTTGGAGCCAGTTCTATCTCATCGATGCCGGTGAGACACTGGGGCAGACGCTGGGGCTATTCCGGTCGGTGTTCTTTACCGAGAAGCTGAATTACTTCGGCGGGTTCGAGTATACATTCCAGCAGTCCAAGATCGGCCTGCTCAAGGACATCATGGCCAACCGTTCGATCACCATCGAGGCGGATGCCGCCGACCTGCCGCCGCTCTCGCATATCCGCAAATACGCCTGGCTGCCGGAGGACGCCGGCACCTATTATCAGGCCGCGCTCACTACGCTGCGCGCCCGCAAGTCGGTGCGCGAGTTGGAGAATGCGGTGCTGCGTATGCGGCAAATCTCATCCGGGTTCATCGGTTACGAGGACGACGAAACAGGGGAAAAATGCAAGTTTGCATTTCCCGAGAACCCGAAGCAGGAGTTATTGCTGTCGATCCTGCAAAGCATCGATCCGGTTTACAAGACGGTGGTGTTCTATGAGTTTACGTGGAGCGCGTTACGGATTGCCGAGGAGTTGGCGCGGCTGCGCATTCCGTTCGTGCATCTTTACGGCGGGACCAAGGACACCGCGCTGCCGCTGCGCGAGTTCGACAATGGCCTGCCTCGGGTCATGCTTTTGCAAAACAAATTCGGGGCCGGGCTCAATCTGCAACGAGCTAAGTATGGAATTTTTTACGAGACTCCGTTATCGTCCATCGTCCGCAAGCAATGCCGGCGACGGTTCGAGCGGCAAGAGTCCGAGCACCAACGGGTTTTCCTTTATGACCTGCTGGTGCGCGGGACGTTGGACGAGAAATTCCTGGACGGCGTGTTGGCCGGCGAGGACCTGATGAAGAAAATCATCGCGGGGAAAATGGATGTCGATGACTACCGAGGACGCCAAGGTGAAGCTAACGGAGGAAGAGAAGCGCCGGCTGAAAGAGCGCTGGTTCGAGCTTCCGCTGGAGATGCGCCGCGCCTATTGGGCCGAGACCGATTACGGCAAGCACCCGGATTACCTCTCCCCGGGCTTAATCAAACGGCTGCGGATACATCCCCCGAAACGGAGCTAGGGCCGCCGTGGGACCCCGCGTGAGGCTCAATAAGAGCCTCGCTGGCGCGTTTTGGAGGGTGGGGTGGGGCTTACCCTAGCGTCCGCCTGCTCAAAACGCCTGGGACGGCAATCTGCAGAAACGCATAGGTTGCGTCAGGGTCTCCATACATCCAATTCGATCCGTTGCCGCCGCCCGCCGCCGCCTTGCAGCACCGCGCGGTAGCGCACCACGTCCCTGTTGGCTCCAACCCGGCCAATGGACAAGCATCTGCCGTATGAGCCGAATAGCTTGAGCGCCAGCCGATGCGCGAACCGCCGCCCCGCGTCGTCAATGGTGCGCACGCGGCCAGCCCGTATGCCGGCCATGCCGGGAGTTCGATAGAACGCGTCGGGCCGATTGCGATACGGATTGGTCGTTACCCAGGCGCTGCGCCGAGCGGGTTTCAATAGTCCGATATCACTTTGCATACATCGCATCCAAAATTTGCATCGGCTTGAGCCGCTTGTGTTTATATAAGAGCTTCGCAACCCGGTCGATAGCGCCCCAGTTCTTATCAACGAGATGCCCCGCGCGGGTAGCGCACTGCTTCCAAACCACGCGCGCCTCGGCATCCTTGAGCCGGTTCTCCGCGAAGTCGTGCTGGATGCGGGTGAAGTCGCTGGTTGCCCCGTGCATTGTTAGTTCATCGCAAATGCCGCCCAGGTGCTGCTCCTCGGCGGCAATGCCCGCAAACCGCACTGTTGTGCGGTCCAGCAAATGCGCCTCCGAGTGGTCGATCCAGGTGGTGCCGCCGCCGCGCTTATGATTGCGGATGGTTACGCCACCAACCGGCAGGCCCAACTCCAATGCGATGACGGCGTGGCCGGCCTCATGATAGGCGGTCTCGACCATCTCCCGCTTGGTGCGGCGGTAGCGCTTCGTTAGCTTCTTCCGTTTCATTAGTGCATTCCCTTCTTGCGAAGCATATCCGCGATCACCTTGTCGAGCAGGGCGTCCGCATTGGCGGTTGGCCCGAGCGTCATGATCACCGCGAAATTGCACCCGCTCTTGACCAGATCGGTAATGTGACCGCAACCCTTGCTGCCCTCGACCTCGTCGCAGCGGCCTTGCGTGGTCCAGTGGTTCGGTTCGCCGGAGAGCCGCGCGCCGCAGCCGGCGCAGGTCCACTTTTGATAGATGAGCGAGCCGACCCGGCGATGCCCCTGCGCCTGCTCGAACGCTTCCGTAAACGGGAAGTCGTCGTACTTGATCTTAGGCCGTTTCTTAGAAGTCACTGGCGTCCTCTCCTGCGTGTAGCTCGCGGTGCTCGCGCGCAAGCTGGTCGGCAAGGTCCTGTAGCAACCCGGCGTCGTCGTTCTCCGGCGACCGCAGATTGGCCTGCTCGCGCATCAGCCGCACGATCTCCGCAACTGACATAATCATTTGGCGTTCCATTTACCGACTCCTGTTGTTAAAGTCATCATCGAACAGATTGCGGCGAGTCCATTTGCCGGGCGGGGCAAGGTTGGGGTCGCGGGCTTCCAGCTCTGCCTCGCGCTCGCGCTCGCGCCTAGCCGACTCGCGCCGATAGTCGTCAATGGTCATGCGCTTGAACGTCGAGCCGTTGGCCGGCTTCGGCGCGGTCTTGATCGGTTGCTCCGCCTCCTCGGCATAGTCGAGCAGCGTTACCTCGGGGATCGGATGATAGAGCGCGGCCTCGGCTTGCTGCTTGAGCCTATCGTCGGTGCGTTGCTCCATGACCTCGCGCGGCATCGCCACCAGCTTGGCCTGGTTGGTCGAGTTGCGCTGCCGCCGCCGCCGCGCGATGGTTTGTTCGGACGGGGTCTTGGACTCGTAGGAATGCTTGATGGCCTCCCGCAGGTAGGACAAGTCCAACTCAAAATGCCGGTAGCCATCCGCGATGATCGATGCGTACCAAGCCGATGGCGGCTGCACGCCCTCGCGGTCCACCATCAAATAGATGAGCGCCTTGTGCTCCGTCCCTTTGATGTCAATCTCATACTTGCCATAGAAAGTCGGGTAGCCCTCGTAACGGTCCAGGGCCTCCTCGTCCTTTTCATCGATATCCCACAAGCCAACCGGCACCTGTCCATCGACATCGTGCTGTAAATCGGCAACGCCGCGAAACACCAGCTTGCACTCGGTTAGGATAATGGAGCCGACCGGCTTGGCATTGGGGCAACGCTCCGCCATTTTCTTGCGGTGCAGGTTGGACCCGTAGGCAACATAAAGCTTCCGACCGGGAGCCGGCGCGGCGAGATTGAGCCCGCCGACCTTTACGGTCTTAGCCTTGTGCTTATGCTTCTTCTTAGCCACAGTCATTCTCCACTTGTATCATGCCTGTGCGTATTAAGCCACGCACAAATGCATCCGGCGACCTTGTATCAATCCGCGCGTCCCGCTTCCAAAGGCGTGCTCGCAGGGCCATCTCGCGCATGAATTCTCCGCGCGTCTTGGCGTGTTGGTAGGAGGTAGCGCGGAGTTGGCGAACCAAGTCATCCGCGTTCCGAGCGTCGAACCGCCCGCCGTCCAGAGTCTTGTACCGTGTCATTTCATTCTCCATTAGAACGGGGTCGGTTCGTTCGGGTTAGTAGCCGGGATGCCGGGAAGCGGGTCGATACCGGGCCGCGCGAAAGGCGGCGGGGCAGGCCGCGCAATGTTGGCTGCAATCGGAGCCGCGAGTTGTTGGACCCGCTCTGCCCAGAACCGCTTTTCCTCGTCGGTCATTCCAAGCCTATCGGCCAATTGCTCCCAGGACTCCGGCTTTTGCGGGATATTGGCCGCCGCCGCAACCATCTGCGGAGTAACCGCCATCCCGAAATAACGCAGGATGCGCCGCCGCCGTCCTGAGTAGTGCGAAAGGGTTGCGCCCTCGCGCACTTGTTCGGTACGCAACGTGATGCCCATCTTGCGCGCCATGCCGGGGACCGTGATAGCCGACCAGCCGGTAGCCGCAAGCAGTTCGGCCTCGGTTGCGCCTTCGGGGCGCGTCAATAACTCGTAGACCCTGTAAGTCTTGGTGCCGGGGCGAACCGCCGCCGTCCGTTGCACATGTTGAACCTGCGCCGCCGATATCGGATAATCGGCCTCGTTCTCCGCCATGCGGATGTAGCGCTGGCACAACGCGATCCAGTTCTTGATCTTGGCGAATTCGATGGTGCCGCCATGATGCCGGAATTCCACCGTGCCTTTATGCACAACGGGCTCAAAGTTGATTTTATGGAACTTGGCCGCCGATGCGCGCGATGCCTCCAAGAATACCCGCCCGATGGCGGATGCATCTTGCGCATGCGCTAACCGCTCGACGTTGAGATTGGCAACCGAGCAAGCGTAACCGTTGCCGCCGCGTACGCCGCGCCGCGAGCGCGCCATTGCCAAGTCAAGCAAGGACTCGGTCTGCGCGTAGAACAACGCCAGCCGGCGCAAGGCGTGAAACGGCACCGGCGTTGGCCGCCGCACATCGATATGGACGTGCAAGCCGCAAGAGGGGTGAATGGTAAATTCCATCTGCTCAAGAACTTGGCAGACCTTTTCGATCTCGTTCAAGCCCTCTTGCCCGAGCAGGATCGGGCCGCGTATTTCTACGCCCTCGCCCATGCGCCCGCCGGAGATAGAGTTATCCGTGGTAAGGCCCCACTTGGTGGTATCGTGCTCGCCATACGATTGGACGACCGCTTGATGCCGCAAGCCGGCGCGATTGAGCGCCTGCGCAAGCGTATGGCGATTGCCCGACGTTTGGATGCACTCAATCTCTATACCGTAAGTGCGGGTAAAGTCGAAAGCCACAATGGCCTCCCTTTCGTTTCGATACCGGCAACATAAGGGAGGGCCGCTAGATTGTCAATACCTTTTTGAGCTTTAATACCCCTTTGAAATCAAAGGCTTATTTATTTACATATCCCCTTGACAATAGGAGAGGGGCACGCTATGTATTGGGCCAAGGTTAAGGAAAGCCTACCGAATTACCCGTTAACGTGAATGCCCGACCGAAACCAGGCGGGCGGAAAGGAGAGCCTGAATAAGGCCGGTGAGATTGGCGAGGCTTTTGGCAACGCGCGAGCGGACGCCCCGCCGTTTTTGGCACCCGGCTTTTTTCAGGCTCTTGAGCCTAATGAAAAGGAAGTGACGTGGGTCCTCGCCGCAACTCCAAAGGTAATGCGGAGAATTCGAGCCCGGATCGTGCCCGGGGCTTCCGACAGCTTTTAATTGCCCTCGTAGCTCAATGGACAGAGCATCCGGCTTCGAACCGGACGGTTGAGAGTTCGAGTCCCTCCGAGGGCTCCAATAACGAAAGGTCCATACGGCGCAAGAAACCGGAACGGCCAGTCCCGCGAGATGCCGAAATATCGGGGTCGCCCCGACGGATCGAAAACCATCTGGTGCGTAGCGTGGCAGACTACTGCGAGTCGAACGACCACTGTTGCAGTATGGGTTCGCAGTTTGAATAGGAGTTGAAAATGCAAACGAAAAAAGTAAAGGCCAAAAAGCCGCAACACAACGCCCACGTTGTGGCCTATCACGCCCACATGTTGAGCGCGGCTATGGCCGAGGCCAATGCGGTTTATTATCCGACCTATACCTCGAAGGAGATTGTACGGTGGTAAGCATCGTCCAACGGTTAGAGGGTTGTCCGAGCGGCGCAACGCGCGATGCGTTGCTGCTTAACGGGCATACGTCTGAGGAGATCGAGGCTGCGCTCGACGCCGGCCTGATCCGCAGCGAGATTTACGATTACGCCAAGCCGCGAAACTTTGAGGTGGAGTGGCTTTTTGTTGGCGAATGAGACTTGACTTGCACATACGGGCATCGTATGTGGGAGTCATAGAAAGCGAGGCCATCCCGGCCAAGCAAACCGACAAGATAGGAGGATTACATGCTTGTCGAATTCTACCGCGCTACCCCGCCCGTTACCCCGAATGAGTTCGGAGAGGACGACGGCCAGCAGACTGAGCAGGCCCAGGTCCAGCATCCGATTGCCATCAACCCGACGACCGTTTCGGCGGTCTTCGAGTCGAGCCAAGACGCCAACGTCACGATTGTGCGGCTGGCCGATGGACGCGGCTTCATGATCCAGGGCGCGTACGCCCAGGTGATGGAGGTCCTGCGGGCGAACGGCGGCGTTACCCCGGCCAACTAATCCCGGCCTCACCAAGAATTCCCCGGAGGGCTACGGCCCTCCGGTATCGGCGGACCCTTCAGGGCGGCTTCGGCAACCCCACCCCGAAGCTATTGGCCCTCCTGCCTTGGAGGGTCCACCGATACCGGAACGGAGAATGACGATGCCTACGCAGACCGAAATGTTTGAGCCCCGTCAGTTTACGGACGGCGAGGCCGCCAAGGCTTTCATGCTTGCCGGCAACGCCCGCGTTACTCTCAAGTCGTTGGCTACGGGCACTCGTTTTACTTATCAAATCCGCCCGCCCAAGGCGCGGGACGGCGAGGCCCCGACCATCTGGTTCGTTGGTTTGCTAACCGGGACCGACAATGAGTCGTCCTACACGTATATGGGCTGCCTCAATGAGCCACGCGGCTTTTGGCAGACCGCCAAATCTCCCATTTCACCGGATGCCAAGTCGGTTAAGGCTTTCGACTGGTGCTGGCAGGCTATCCGGCATGGCCGGCTTCCGGTCGGGGTCGAGGTCTGGCACGAGGGCCGCTGCGGTCGGTGCGGGCGCACGCTCACGGTTCCAGAGTCAATCGCATCCGGGTTTGGTCCCGAGTGCATCAACCACATTCACGGCGGGAGCGCCCAACATGGCTAAATACACCTATCAATCGGTGGTGGTTACCATCCACAATTCGAGCGGCGAGGTTCTGATGCACACCGTAAAGGTTGGCGCAACCGAGCAATCCGAAGAGCGGCTTGCTGCCGAGGTTATGCGAACGCTCGAAGAGAATTTTGATACCGATACGGGAGGCCCACATGGCTAATATCACAATGCGCGACCCCCGACTGCTCAAGATCGGTCGCGTCTATCCATACTACGCGGTGCGGTCTTGGTTCATCCGAGCCAAGGAGCACTATTTGGCCTACCGCTACACGCCCGAGGGTCGGCACTGCTGGTACTGCGGCGAGCGCAACTGGTTCGTTGACGACTGCGGCTACTCATACACGCACGGCGCCGGCAAGGCCGACGCCCCGACCTGCCGTAAGTGCTTTTACGGTTGGGCCGGCAAATGGCAGGCGCATTGGTTTGGGGTAGGTGAGCGATGAAAATCTTCGTATACGGCACGCTCAAGCAGGGCTTCGGGTTGCACCGGATGCTTGAGGGCTCCCGCTACCTTGGCCTCGCACACACCACCGCGCCGTTCGCGTTGTTGGACAGTGGCTTCCCGGTCTTAACCCCGATGGGCTGCGGCAACGTCGTGGTCGAGGGCGAGGTCTACGACGTACCCGAGGAACTGGTTCCGCGCCTGGACCGCATCGAGTCTGCCTACAACCGCGAGCAGCACGAGGTTGCCTACGCGGAGGACAACGGCACCGGCAGCAACACCGACGTTGTTTGGATGTACGTGGGCAAGCCGAGCCGATGGCATTACAATAACCGGCTAGGCATCCAATGGTACGACCCCGACACCGGCGTATTCTGCTTTGGCCGGGATGAGGAACGCAGACGCGAAGCTGATCACGTCGATGGCTACGACCGCGACGACCTGGGCGAGAGTCCCGACTACTGAGGAGAATGACGTGCTTACGATTAGCGCATTGCTACTGTTCTGGTTTCCATTATCTGGGATCGTCGGCGTTGCCGCATCGACTCGGAACCGGAATGGTTTCGGCTGGTTTTTGCTATCGCTTATCGTGTCGCCGCTGTTTACCCTCTTGTTGTTATGGGCATTAGGACCGGCAAGGCCAACGCCAAAACACCTGCGGCGAACCTTCCGCGAGTTGGACGACTTGCAAAGCCGGGTGCGTAATTATCGCCGCATAGCGAGGTTCTCGCGATGACACCCGCCGCTTACTACGCCCAACCGCCCGCAATCCACCAGCCGGCCCCGCAACTGGCATCTCACAACGGATCGCTTATGCAGGTGGCCTCGCTAGGCAATGGGCAAATCGTAATCAGCTACGTCGATCCGAAGCCCGAGTTATGGGGGCTGGTTGCTCCCGGCACCGTACTGCTGCGCGGCACCTGGGATTGGAAGCAGGGCGTCCTGCGAGCTACCGCTGTAGTCTTTACTTTCGCTTGCGGTCCCGTACCGTATGCGGTTGAGGGCGCGGTGAGTCGCGACGGAATTTTAACTCTAATCGGAGCCGCACCAGTCATTGACCCCTGGCGGTGTTTGACGGTAGGCTATACGTGGACATCACCCAACGCGTCGTTAGTATTCATTCCCTGGAGGCAACCGTGACCGAGACCAAACCGAGCGAGCGCCAGCAATTGGCCGAGCGCATCGCCAAGTACATCCGCTGCCAACGCTGGACCGCGCCGTTCGGCGGCGACGTCCATAAGGACGGCAAAGCGTACAGCATCCTGTTTGCCAAGCCGCGCTTCCTCGACGGATTGATACGCATCTGGTCGCCCAAATTCATCCTAATCCAATGCCAAGGCCCGAGCGCGCACGGCAACTGGTCGGCGGTCTACGAGTCCGAGCAGGACGCGATGAAATTCCTCCGGCTGGCGTTTGCCGAGCATCGGTGGATGGAGGCGACGGAGGTTCCGTACCGTATCAAGGTGAAGGAGGCGTCGTGAGACGCAGCAGCAGAACCAAGCATAACGAGCAGGTGACGCGCCGGCAGCTAAAGCGCCGCGCCTACTTTGCTCAGGGCGGGCTATGCTTCTATTGCAGCCAGCCGTTTGCTATCGAGGAGATGACCGCCGACCATTGCCTGCCCCGCTACGCGGGCGGCATGACCAAGGCCGGCAACATCGTCGCTGCCTGCGCGCCTTGCAACAACACCCGCAATGAGGAAACCAATCGCCGGCCCAAGGGCCACCGCTACGATCCAATCGGGGATGACACTCCCCGGTCGCCGTTCGAAATACTCAAAGGAGAAGGAGACCAATAATGCGAAAAAAAATAATAAGTGATAGACCGCTACTAAAGGAAGAACGAGATCGACGCGTCTTGGCAGTAGTCAATGCTGTGCAAGCGGCGGGTATTCCGCCGCGCGATGTGGTGCGAACATTGGCGGAAGCTACCCTCATATTTTTGCGTCATTCGCACCCGGAAGAACAATTCCTAGTGAACGTAGAAGGCTATATCTACGGAGTACGTGAAGGTGCCAAGCGCTGGCTTGAAAAGCAACCCATAGGATTTTACGATGACCTCCGCCAAGGATAGACCGTTCACGCATTTTGCCGCCGCAATCGTATTCGGCCCGAAGGGCACCGAGCGGCTGCAAGCCGGGTTGTGCCCGCGCTGCGGATCGGACAACAAGGAGTTCAAGGACGCGGTCTCCCGCCGGGAGCACGGCATCACCGGCCTCTGTCAAAAATGTCAGGACCACGTGTTTCTCCCCGACGAAGGTTGTTGACTTCCGAGTAGATGTGAGATTTGTTGTTGATAGAAAGGAGCGTCCAATGCCTAGAGTAACTGAGCAAGACCAACATTGGGGAGATGACTTGCAAAATGCCTTTGTGCTGCACGACTACAAAACACTTCCCATGCCGGTGATTTATCTGACGGCTGGAACCCTCCGCGCGGCTAATCATTCGCTGCCTCGAACCTGGAAGGCCGGCATCCGTTGCGTTCTCCAACGCGATCCAAGGTTCATCCAGGTCAGCGTCGGTAGGTGGCGGATGCGCGCGAACGGGAGACCGTGAATGTGGGCGGAGATTGCGAGGCTATTGCAACGGTTGCCGTGGTGGCGAAAGCTGCCGCGTTTCCGGCGCATTCCAAACGACGTCGTAATCCTCCCGCCATTCCCGCCCGAGCCGGAGCAAGACCATGAAACGCAAGCGCTACCTAGTGATATACAGCAACATCCCACTAACGGCGGCGAAGAAGCCGAGCCGGTCGAGTCCAACGTCATCCCAATGCCCGACCCCGAGCCGGCAACCGAGCCACTCAAGCCCAAGCGGACCATGCCGTGGGCCGGGGGTACGCGCGGCAAATACGACACCACAACGAGCAAGGCCCGCGCCGCCATCGATGAGTCGGCGTCGTTGATCCTGGACCGCTTCGATGGTCTAGCCATCCGTGGCACCAGCAGCTATTCATCGCGCCGCAGCGTAATGGTTGTCGAGGAGTTGCTTGGCAACGACTACTATCTTGCCGACCCCGAGTTGCGGAGCATGATGCAAGGCGGCGGCAAGTATTCGCCGGGGCATTTCGACGCCGACCAAGACCATGCCGAGTTGGCCGAGATGGCGTGGCCATTGGATATTGGCACCGTCACTTATTTCGATGATGACGATTGCGTTGCCCTGTTCCAAGCCATCGCTACGACGCCGGAGCAAGTCCGGGGACGCGCCAAGATGGCCGCGCAGTATATGGCCGAGATACGCATCGGAATATTTGGAGCCCACGGCGCGTGGACCGCATGGGAAATGGTGGTCGGTTTGATTGGCAAGAAGTGGGTACGACTCGATGCCGGTATGGAAAACCGATGGGATAACATCAACGTGGGCGCGATGACTTGGCGCGAAAGTTCCGTCAAGACCAACACCTGGGTGCATGATTTCATGAGCACTGCGGTGGCGCGAGCGTTGGAGTGCCGCTACCAATGGCACGTGGCATTCGGCGGGCGGGCACACGGCCTTCGCATCGTGCTTCCTACTAATCCAACCGGCGCACTGAAGTTGTTCAAGGACCGCGAGCTAACTGCCGGCAAGTCCCGGCGCGAGGCGTTGCGGCATTGGGTGGAGCATTTCATCCGCGACGACGAGGAGCACGGCAGCATCTACGTTCGCGATCACCTGCGCGGCAACACCGAGTTCGTATGGAACGAGATGGAGACCGAGCTAATGGTGAGCGCCTACGACTTGGAAAAGAACGAGGCGTTCAAGAACGAGGCGCAATACTGGCGCGCCAACCGAAAGCATAATAGGGTCCGGGTTCGACTCAAGCGAGGGAAGAACGGTGACAAGTAATGTTGACGTTCAAAATACGATGGCAGTACTACAATCAGCCGGCGACCGCGCGCACCGAGATTGTGCGGGCCGGTTCGTACGAGGCTGCTCGCCAGCTAATCAACCGCGCGGCCACCCGCACCGAGCACGTGGTCATCATCAAGATCGAGGAATTGATGGGCGATGCAGCGGAAAAGGTTAGGCACCTGGTCACGCGGCACGCGCGTTCGCGAGAAATGGACGAGGCAACGCGGGACCCTCGTAACCGTAGGCGACGAGGTCAGCGAGGTCAAATTTGATGATGGAAGCGTCCAGTTCATTTCCAACAAGCACCTTGAGCGTGTCTCCGACGCCAGTGATCGTTGAGTCGCCGTATGCCGGCAAGAGCAAGTGGTGGCCGGTTGCGATGTGGCAGCGATGGCGCAACCGGGTCTACTGCCGCCGCTGCTGCCTCGATAGCGTAACGCGCGGCGAGGCTCCGTTCGCCAGCCACCTGTTCTACACGCAGTTCTTGGACGACTCCGATCCAATCGAACGCAAGTGGGGGATTGAGAACGGGCTGGCGTGGGGGTGCTTGGCCGAGCGCACCGTGGTCTATGTCGACCGGGGCATCTCGCGCGGAATGGAGCAGGGCATCAGGCACGCTAACGAATGCGGACGGCCAGTTGATTATCGGCATCTGAAAGAGTGGCTGGACTATAAGCATGTTTGATTGGGCCGCCTTCCTCGACCAACGCGGGATCGACTACGAGCGCGAGGGCCGGCTTAACCTCCGCATCGTCTGCCCGTGGTGCTCCGATAAGGACAGCCTGCGGATGGCCGTCTCGACCGAGGGTAAGGGTTGGCACTGTTGGGCCGCCGCCGATCACCGAGGCAAGTCCCCGGTGCGGCTGGTTGCCGCCCTAACCGGGATGGACCTGCCACAGGCGGCGTTATTGGCGGGGGTCCGTATCCTACCCGCAGAGGGGTTCGCAGAACGCATCAGTGGCCTCCTAAAGCCTGCTGAGAGCCTAACCCAAGCGGCCCTTCCGGCCGGGTTGGCCCTTCCGAAAGACTTTCGGCGGTTTGATCATACCGGGGCGCTCGCCGCCCCGTTCACCGACTACCTCCAACGCCGGGGGTTTGCCTGGTCCCGCCTTATCTGCTTCTCCGACCAGTACAAGATTTTTTACGCTCGCGGCGGGAGCCAACGCTACCGGGTCGTCTTTACGGTTTGGGATGCGGGCCGGCTGGTGGCTTGGACCGGGCGCACCATCGCGGCGGCGGGGCGCTCCGCCTCGCTGCGTTATCTTACGTCCTCGCAAGCCGATGGGGCCGAGGACATTTCACACCATCTGCTCTGGCAGGACGATCTCAAGGGCCGCGCCATTGCGCTGTGCGAAGGTCCATTCGACGCCTTGAAAATCCGTGAGTTAGGTCGCAGGATGGGCGTCACCGCGACCTGTTTTTTCACCGCCGCGCCGAGTAGCCGGCAACTCGACCGGCTGCATGAGATACTGCCGAAGTTCGAACGCAAGTATCTGGTGCTTGACCGAGGCACCTTGCCGACAATGCTGCGGGCGCACCGCGACTTGGCTAGTCATAACGTGCAAATCAAGCTAGTGCCCGATAGCGTCAAGGACCCGGGCGAGTTGGACGTCGACTCATTCACCGACTTGTTTCGCTTGACTTTGTGTTAAGTGCGTGGCCAAAGTCATCTGGTATTTCCCGCATTAGGAGCCCATATGCCCACCGCGACCGAGACCGAGCTACTCGACAAGACCGAGTTTACGCCCAAAGGCAAAGACCGGCAGAAAGTTTTGGAGTCCATCGCCCGCGCCGTCGACAACTGGTGCGTCGATGACGAGAAGAAGCCCAAGTCCAAGCAGAATTGGGAAAAGTTAAGCGAGGCCGCGCAGGCGTGGTACAACGCCGCCATTGATGCTATTGAGGCCCGCAATGATATCCCCGACTTCGAGGCCGTGGTCGAGGATGCCGAGCCCGAGGATGATGAAGAACCGGATGAAGAACCGGATGAACCGGAAGAAGAACCGGAGGACGAGCCCGAGGACGAGGAGTCCGAGGAAAATGATGAGGACGAAGCCGAGGACGAGGAGTCCGAGGATGAAGCAGAGGAGACTGCAGTGGTTAGTACAGCTACGAGTGAGACCGGACGGCGAGCTAAGGCTCCGCCTCCGCCAGTGAAGAAGGCCAAGGCCAAGGTCGAAGCCCCAACCCGCAAGATCGTCGGCAAGGCGAAGGAAGTGGTGAAGGAAGCCAAGGCCAACGGCAAGGCCAAGGTGAAGGCCAAGGTGGCCAAGGTGCGCGAGCGCGAGGAGTCGGGCATTTCCGGTTCCGAGTACATCCGCATCCTGACCATCAAGCATCCCGATTGGACCAGTGCCGAAATCCACGCCCAGTGCAAGAAGGACGGTTATGACGTTTCCGGGTTGCTCGTTTCGAGCATCCGGTCGGCAGCCATCAACGTCTGTAAGCATCTGAAGGCGGAAGGCTTTCGGGTCCCGAAGTTCCGGCAACGGGCTTCGGAAGACTAAGCGCCGACATAGGGGAATGCGATGGCTACGAAGCAGGAGTCGCTGCTAGGCGGCAGAGTGAAGCTCCTTAGCGGCGACTGCCTGCGGGCCATGCGTCTGCTCGAAGACAATTCAATCGACGCCTGTGTTACCGACCCGCCGTATCATCTCGGGATCACCCAACGCGGCGGCGCACCACAGTTCAAGCGGCTGGCCAGGGGCTTCATGGGACAAACCTGGGACGGCGGCGGCATTGCATTCGAGCCTGACACGTGGAAACAGGTCTATAGAGTTCTCAAGCCGGGAGGGCATCTGCTGTCGATGGGTGGCACCCGCACCTTTCATCGAATGGCATGCGCCGTCGAGGACGCCGGCTTCGAGATACGCGACTGCTTGTTCTGGCTCTACGGCACCGGCTTTCCCAAGACCTTCAACGTGGGCGAACAGATTGACAAGCAAAAGGGACTGAAACGCCGAGTTATTGGCAGCAAGCCCAGCGGTCTAACCAAGGGACGCTCTGCTGGCGGGCAGCCAACCACGGTGCGGATGAGCGGCAGTACATTAACCGTGGTCCCGATCACCGCACCCGCCTCTAAGGAGGCCGAGCAATGGGAAGGCTGGGCCACTAGCCTGCGCCCGGCTGCCGAGCCCATCGTCATGGCACGCAAGCCGTATGAGCGGACGGTGGCAAGCAACGTGCTTAAGCATGGCGTTGGCGCGCTCAACGTCGCTGCCTGCCGCATTGGCGATACGCCGAGGCACAATCCGAGCGCGTCCAACTCTCCCGATACTATGTTCCACACCCTCAACGGCGGCGAGCGCGAAGGCCGGATGACGTTCGGGCGCTGGCCGGCCAACGTACTGCTGGCGGAGGACCCGGAGGTCCTCGATCTATTTCCAGAGGGCGAGAGCGTCTACTTCAGCCGTTTCCATTACAGCGGCAAAGCCGACGCCGTCGACCGCATCGCCTCGGGGCACCCAACGGTGAAGCCATTGAGTTTGATGCGTTGGCTGGTCCGCTTGGTAACGCCCCGGGGCGGGCTGGTGCTCGACCTGTTTGCCGGCACCGGCACTACCGGCGAAGCCGCGTTCAAGGAGGGCGCAGACGCGGTGCTTATCGAGCGCGTGCCCGCGTATCAGCAAGACATTCGCAACCGACTGACGTTGGCGGCGCGAGACCACGAACGCGACGTCGCTATCAATCTTGCCGCCGATCCCGAGCGAGACAACGCATTCCCGATCTATAAGGAGACCACCGATGGCGCTGAACCGCCAGCTTCTGCTCAACAAGTTAGAAGTCGTCAATCCGGCACTCGCGACCAAGGACACCGAGCCGGCGCTAACCCACTACCTGTTTCTCGGGGCCAAGCTGGTGGCGCACAACGGAAGCATCGCGATAAGCACTCCGCTGACGACTCGGTTCAAGGGAGCAATCCCCGGAGGCGATCTACGAACGGCGGTAACGACCGTCGAGTTCGCTGAACACATTAAGCTAGAGCCACACGGCAACCATGTCCGGTTCGCGGCGGGCCAGTGCGTGCTCGACCTGCCGATACTGCCAGTCGCGAGCTACCCGTTCGACATGCCGGATGAGCCGGAAAATGCCACGTCGATGGCAGACGAGTTCTTCGAGGCCATTCGCGATTGCCTGGGGTCGGTGGACGAAACCAAGGCCCGCTGCCCCGAGGAGCAGGGCGTCACTCTTATCAATAAGAACGGCGGCGCACATCTCTACGCCACCGACGCCAAAACCATCACCCACGTGAAATTGCCGCGCTGGCCCGACCTACCCGACCGAGTCATTCTCACGGCGGAGTTCTGCCGCGCCATGCTCGCGCTCAAGGATCGACTGCCGAAGGATGAGCCATCGATCCTCTGTCTCGACCAGCGGGGCGCGATGTATATTGCCGGCGAGGATGTATTGTTCGGCAAGGTGTTGGCCAGCCAGAGGCCGGTCAACTTCGAGCGGATACGCGAGCAACACCTGCCGCCCGACTTCCCGGACGGCATGGTTGAGATTTCCGACCGACTCAAAGCGGCGATCCGCCTAGCAGCAGAGATAGTCGAGGTCAAGGGCGATCACGTCAAATCCACAATAAGATGCCGCGACGGCACCGCCTCGTTCGGTTCGGCTTCCAATGCCGGCACCCTCCAGGATAATATCAAACTGCGTGGCCATCCTGACGTAGACATATCGGTGCGAGCTACCCTGCTGTTGCGCGGTTACGACCGCTACCAGAAAATCCGCCTCGGCACCAAAAGCGTGGTGCTCGCGAAGCCCGATAGCATCTACATGGTTTCCACCGCGCAGAGATGAGCGATGGCATTCTATATCGTAGGCACTCGGTCGCTGGAGACCGAGCAGACCGAGTTGGACTTCTGGCATCAACACCAATGCCGGGTGTGCCCGCTTAATACCGGCAATCAAAAGCGCCACGGCTTCACCCCAATTACCGAAAGCATGCCGCCGAGCGGGAGCAAGCGCCCGCTGATCTATATGCTAGGCGAGGCCCCGGGCTACGACGAGGACAAGCAAGCGCAGCCGTTCGTCGGCAAGGCCGGTCAGTTCCTGCGCCGCTACATCCCCGACGAATTCAAGAACAAGCTGCGCTGGTCGAATGTGGTTCGCACCCGCCCAAAGGATAACGCCGAGCCGACCCGCAAGGCTATCGAGTGTTGCCGCCCGAGCGTGGCCGGCGATATTGCCGCCGCCAAGCCGCAGGCCATTTTCGGGTTTGGCAACGTACCGCTGCACTGGGCGCTAGGCGAAGCCGGCATCATGAAATGGCGGGGTCGGCGCGTCCCGGTTCGGATCGGAGACCACGAGTGCTGGTTCTTCCCGATGATCCACCCCTCGCATGTCGTGCGGCTGTCGACCGAGGACGAGAAAGGGTTTAGGGACCAAGAGTTTGTGTTCCGCCTCGACCTGGAGCGCGCGTTCCAGCAGGTGGACGATGGCTTGCCCCGGCCCGAAATTGGTCCCGACGACATTCAGGTAGAACAACTAAATGAGGATTTCGAGATAGAGGATGCCCTGCAAGAGATGGCCAACGAGCGGCTGGTTGGCATCGATTTGGAAACACACGGCACTCGACCCTACGACAGCGCCGCTTTGATCCTGTCAGTGGCGCTCTCCAGCAAGAACCGCACCGTTGCGTTCGGGTTGGAGCATCCCGAGGTTCGCAAGGGGGCGGATCGGTTCGTAATGTTTAGCCGTTTCTTGCAGCGCGCCAAGTGCCGATTGGTTTCATTTTCACTCGGGTTTGAGATGGAATGGTTGGCGTACGTGTTTGGGGCCGACATCATTCTCGACAATCAATGGGGAGATGCGCAACTGCAAGCCTTCGTGCTGGACGAGCGGCGTGGCATGTTCTCGCTCGACGCGCTGTGCCTGCAACACTTCGGGTTCAATCTCAAGGCCATCGCCAACGTTGATGTCAAGCGGCTGGCCGAGACCCCGCTAATCGACGTGCTGCATTACAATGGGCTGGACGCCTACTATCATCGCCGGCTCTACAATCACCAGCTAAAGCTATTGATGGCGCAGGGGCTGACCGGGTTCTATCAATACCGGCGCGATGCGGTTGCGGCGGCGGTGTTGCAGCAGTTGAAGGGCGTCCCCATCAATCAGAAGACGGTGCAGGGGTTCGTCGCCAAATACGAGGGCGAGTTGTTTGCCCTCGAAGGCAAGATGGCCAAGCTGCCCGAGGTGCATAGGTTTGCCAAGAATGAGCAGCATGGCTATCGCCCGGGAGCGCCGCGCGATGTGAAAGCTATCTTCGCCAGGCTGGGTAAGAAAATCGTAACCACCGATGCCGAGGAGCTAAAGCGCATCGACCATCCGCTGGCCAAGCTAACACTGCAATGGCGGCACTCCAAGAAGCTGCTGTCGACCTACGTTATGCCGGTGCTTGAGGGCTCCGAGAAATGCACGGTGTTTCCCGATGGCCTGCTGCATCCGTTGCTCTCGCTCTATAAGGTTCGCACCAGTCGTACCTCGTCCGAGGAGCCCAACGTGCAGAACTGGAGCAAGCACTCGGACGGCAAGGAGGTCCGCGCCCAGGTGGAAGCGCCGGCTGGCTTCCGCATCGTCTCATTCGATTACGGGCAAATCCAGGCCCGCAACGTGGCGCAGGAGTCCGAGGACCCGACGCTCACCAAATACTTTTGGGATCGGCACGATATCCACAGCGATTGGGCCGAGCGGCTGATGCAAATATACCCGGAATGGGTCAAGGAGGGCGTCAAGGTTGCGGCCCGCGATAAAGACGTCTTTAAAGCCTACCGGCAGATTGCCAAGAACCTGTTCGTATTCCCGTCGTTCTTCGGTGCCGGCGGCCACACGGTCGCCAACTATCTCGGCATCCCTCCCGAGGCGGGCGAGCAAATGTCCGAGGAGTTCTGGGGTGTGATGCCGGGGGTCAGGGATTGGCACCAGCGGCTGCGCGACAACTATAACGAGACCGGCTATGTCACCGGACTCTCGGGGCATCGCCGGCATGCGCCGGTTGCTTGGACCGAATTGATTAACTCGCCCATCCAAGCGGATGAGACCCTGATCGTGCTCGACGCCATGACGCGGCTGGTCCGTACCGGGGATGAGAACCTTATCTCAACCCTGATGGTCCACGACGACCTAACCTTCATCTGGCCCGAGGAAAGGGTGGACGAATTGGCCGACCGGGCTATTGACATTATGTTAAATTGTCCATTTAAGTGGGCACACCGCGTTCCTATCGTAGTCGAAATGTCGGTCGGACAAGTCTGGTCGAAGATGGAAGGGGCCGGTGAGTTCGCATCCGATACTTGGAGAAAGGATATCAAATGTTAGCGCCAAAAAGTGAGACTATTAAGGTTACTCGTGAAATCATCGATGAGTCGCTACCAAACAGTCAAGTGCATTGTATGGTTGCCAACGCTACCCGCCAGAGCATCCCCGGTGCATGGAGCGTGCATGTAACCTCCGACACCATCTGGTTCAATCTCGGCGGCGACCATCGCGGCGGCGATAGCACGAGGTTCTGCTATCAAACTCCTGGCCGCGTTGGTGTTGAGGTAAAAAGGTTCGATGACCTCTATGAGAAATACGGCCCCGAAGGCGTGAAGCGCATCAAGCCTTTTAGTTTTAGATTAGATAAGCGGTCGGCAACGTACGCACCCGTCATCCGACGTGGCCCGCGCGATAAACCCTACCGTGCTCGCGTACATAAGGGACGGCAGAAAACTATTCAGAGATGCACCGTTCGTAGGCATGCTGGTTTAGTGGTAGCAAGCCGATAAGAGCCCAACGTATGTCGTTAGCAACCAAACATCGGCCCCGCATGTTCAAGCACGTGGTCGGGCAGCAGCGCGCGGTCTCGGCGTTGCAATCCGCCCTCAAGCACAAGGACACCCAAGCGTTCATCCTGTCTGGGGAGAGCGGCGTGGGCAAGACCACGCTGGCCCGCATTTGCGCCGCCAAACTCGGATGCGTACGGCCCGATGAGATCGACGCCGCCACCTACACCGGCATCGACGCGATGCGCGACGTGGCCAACGGGTTAAGCTACGCCCCGTTCGAGGGCGAGGCGCGCGTGCTGATCCTGGATGAGTCGCACGCACTCAGCCGGCAGGCATGGGATAGCCTGCTCAAGGTGGTCGAGGAGCCGCCGCCCAACACCTACTGGTTCTTCTGCACAACGCAGCCGGCCAAGATACCGGAAACCATCAAGACCCGCTGCACGCATATCCAACTCAAGGGCATCGACAAGGCTACGCTCACCGACTTGGTCGAGCGGGTAGCCGAGGCCGAGGGCATCCGCCTAGCCGATGGCATCCGGCAGGTCATCGTGGCCGAGGCCAACGGGTCGGCACGGCAAGTGCTAACGAATTTGGGCCTATGCCGGGACGCCAGGGACGCAAAGTCCGCTGCGATTATCCTTGAAACCGCGCAGGAGTCTGATAAGGTTCTCAAGCTCTGTCGCCTGCTGGCTCAGGGAGGGACCTGGGTGGAGGCGATGGGCATCGTAGAGGAACTAGACGATATCAACCCGGAAGGCGTCCGCATCCAAGTCATAAGCTACTTGGCGGCGGCGGCGCGCAAGTCAAAGGCGGCGAAGGAGACGGTGTTCTTCCTTCAACGCGTGGAGGCGTTCGCGCAAAGCTACAACGGGTCGGATGCCAAGGCGCAGCTAGTTCGCTCTATCGGTCAGTGTTTCTACGGGAGTTGAGATGCCTAATGGGACGCAAGTAAAGAGAGTCGGTCGCCGCAGCATTTCCGAGTTGGAAACCGCGATGGCAATTGACGAGAATGCACTCAATGCTATGGTAATGCGGCAAGCCGACTTGTTCTACGATACCGCCAAGCAACTCACCCACGCGATCTCGCGCCGCGATGCCGCCAAGCGGAATGTCAAAGTGACCGAAGCCGAGAAACTGCTCGACATAAAAAAGCAAGCCATGCGCGACCAAATCAAGTTCACGGTCGATGAGTCGCTGGCGGCGGTGGCCATCGATGAGGATGTCAACGAAGCCTATGCCGAGCTATTGGAACTGGACCGCGAGGTGGGCGAATGGTTTGCCCTCAAGGATGCTTACGCGCAACGCAATGACGCTCTGCGGGATATGGTGCGGCTGTATCTTGCGAACTATTACTCCGAGCGTATGACTGACGACGAAGCCAGCCGCATGCGTATCGAGCGCACCAACTCGTTACAACGCCGCCGCATTGCGGCAAACAAGGAGCGAACCCGATGAAAGACGTGAGAAGGAACGGCGACCGCGTGGAGCGGCGAGATAAGAAGCGGTCAAACTTTGTGTGGGAACCGCGCAAGCAATCGGATATGGAAAAGCACGCCAGCCGCCGCACCACCCGTTACGACTCGTTGTTCAAGGAGGAGTATCGCGAGTGGCGAGCCAAGGGTGGCAGCAACACCATCCGCATCCTGCCGGCAACGTGGAAGAACCATAAGCATTACGGTTGGGAGTTCTGGGCGCACACATTCGTTGGCGCGGACAAGGGCAGCTATCCCTGCCTGCGTAAGATGCTCGACAAGCGGTGCCCGGTCTGCGAAGCCCACAAGATGGCAGTCAAGGACGGCGACGAGGACCAAATCCGCCAACTCTCTCCCAAGAATATGTTCGCCTACTGGATCATCGACCGCGAGGCCGACAAGGCGTACCAGGACAAGCCGCAGATATTGGCGATCAGCGGCATTCGCGATAAGGAGATTATGGGCCTCACCCAGGACCGCAAGAAACGGTCGTTCATCTACATCGAGCACCCCGAGGAAGGCTACGACCTGAGCTTCAACCGCGAGGGCCAAGGTCTCGGCACCAAGTACATCAGCTATCAGTTCGACCGCGACCCCTCGCCTATCAGTCAGGATGCGGATACGCAGGCTGAAATCTTGGACTTCATCGCGCTGAACCCGATACCCGAATGTCTGCAGTATTACGACGCCGAGTATCTTGATGGTGTGATGTTCGGTACTGCTGGCAATGACCGCGACCCGGACCTCGATAGTGATGCTCCGGGTGATGAGGAGGACGACGAGGAGAGGACCGATGAAGCTGATGAGCACGAAGGGAGCGAGCAGGACGAAGAACGTGGGGAAGAAGAAGAAGATGAGGAGCGGGATAACGAAGAGGAAGAAGAAGCCCCCGACGAAGAGGAGCCCGAAGAAGAGCCCGAAGCGGAGCCCGAAGTCACCACGCGGCGACGAGTCCCCGAGCGGGAGCCCGCCCGTGCCGGCAGCAACGGCAAGCCCCGTGAGCGTGAGCGACTGGGTCCGGGACATGCTCGACCCCATGACACGACTCGACCCCATGGCACGACGGTAGCGCGCCGGCCAGCCGGCAAGGATCGCCCCGAGAAGACCTACCGCAAGTAACATGGCCAAGCGCCGCAAACTCAGTCGTTCGGTTGGGGCCTACGCGCTTCAACCGGACGACGAGGTTGAGTTCTTTCCTTCCGGCTGTCAGTTGCTCGACCTCGCCCTTGGCGGCGGTTGGGCGCAACGCCGGGTCATCAACATCGTAGGCGACAAGAGCACCGGCAAGACCCTGCTGTGCATCGAAGCCGCCGCCAACTTTGCCCGGGTGCATCCCGAAGGCCGCATTCGCTATCGCGAGTCGGAGTCGGCGTTCAGCAAGAGCTACGCCGCGACCTTGGGGATGCCTTTGGACCGCGTCGACTTTGGCGACCCGGTCGATACCGTCGAAGACATTTACGAGGAGCTGGACTATCGCGCGCACCACGCCGAGCACCCCGAGTTATTCATTGTGGACTCGTTGGATGCTTTGACTACCCACGCCGAGCAGAAGCGGACGATTGGCAAAGCCTCTTACGGAGCCGACAAGGCCAAGATCATGTCCGAGCTATTCCGCTGCTGCAATTCCGCGATGGCCGCCGCCAACATCACCGTGATGATTGTTAGCCAGGAGCGTGACAAGATTGGCGCGATGTTCGGCAGGAAGACTACGCGGAGCGGGGGCCGCGCCCTTGATTTCTACGCCTCGCAGGTGGTTTGGTTGGCGCAAATCGGGCGGATAAAGAAGGTGGTGGCCAAGCAGGAACGGGCCATTGGCGTGCGTATTCGGGCCAACCTTGACAAGAACAAGGTCGGCACGCCTTACTTGCAGGCCGACTTTCCCATCCTGTTCAATTACGGGATCGATGATGAGCGGGCGTGCCGGGAGTGGTTGGTGAAGGTTGGTAAGAAGCCAACGGGAGACCTGGATGTTCTACGAGAGGCGGTTGAACAAAATTGGAACCGGATCGAAGCCTCGTTCCGGCCCAAGAAGTCCAAATACGGTGCGGTCGAATAATCCGAGGTGCGAAAACGTCTGGAGCGGGTTTACACATAAGCGAGCGCGCATCGAAACCCATTGCGACCAATGCAGCAGAACAATCAAGGTAGGCGACAAGACCTTTACCTACACTAATATGCGCCTCGGCGTATCATGGACGGTCCATGCATATCACGACAAGCTCAGGGGCCTGCCTCCAGGCGTCAAAGTCCCGGTCTGGAATGACAAGCCGCCGCTGCCAATCCGCGACGAGCGGGACAAAAAATGGGGGCTGTGCTACTTTACAACGGCAAAATTAACCAGCCGCTGCATGTGTTGTGATGAAAAAATTTATCCCGGCGACAGGATCACGTGTTATTTTAATCCCGATACGCAAAGCAACGTAAGTGTGCATCGCCATCATGATCGGAATGAACTTCCAGGTCTCCCCGAATGGCGCGGGGATAAATGAAAAACCCAAAAGCCAAGGGCGGCAAGTTCGAGCGCGAGGTTTGCGTCGTGCTCTCCCTATGGGTGTCGCAGGGAAAGCGCCGGGACTTGTTCTGGCGCTCTGCGATGAGCGGGGGGCGGGCCACCGTACACGGGAGGAGCGTTCGCCAAGTTGGCGATGTGTGTGCGGTGGCCCCGGAGGGACATCAATTCACCGACAAGTATTTCGTGGAGTGCAAGCATCTCAAGAGCCTGGACTTCATTGGGCTGATCGAGGGCCGAGGCCGGCTGCTCAAGTATTGGCACATAGCGCAAGCGCAGGCCGCCAAGCACGAGCTAATCCCGATGCTGATCGCCAAGCAGAACAACCATCCGGTCATCCTGTGCTGCGAGCAACACGTCCAATTCCATTCGCCGCTGGCGACGTTCAATGCCTACGATATGCACCTGTATCGGTTCAACGACTTGCTGAAGCGGAGGTATCATGAATTCGTCCCGCGACGAAAAATCACCTTCCACAACCACCGAGGACTCCAAGCACCAGACCTTTAAGTGCCTGTGCTCAGTCGGCAGCATTGGGGATCGACAGTCCAGCCACCAATATCTAAGCGCCGCCGAGCTTGTGCAGATGATTGGACTATGCCGGCAGTTCGATCTCAACCTAACCTCGATGCCGCTGGCGCAGCGCCCGGCCAAGAACCTCAAGCTACTGCTCAAGTTTTGGGATCGCGAGCGCGACGAGGTATGGGTCCGACTCGACTTGCCTATCCCGGATGCCGCCGTACTAATCACCGCCATGCTATCCGAATGGGAGCTTAAACATGACGACCGTCAAACGCGGCCACGTGCAGAGTGATCCTTCGCTGAAACCACGCGATAAGATCAAAGTGGCGTATCTGCACGAGGTACGCGGCATCG